GAAAAAATATCTTCATATATTCTCATAGTCCTATAAAACTGCAACATGTTTGCTTCATCGAAGTCGTTATGTGCGGTTATTTTCAATTGAGATATTTCAAAATCGCCTGGGCGATTATACTCCGATGGTCCGGCCATTATTTAATAATCCTCTTCCAATCTTTGACAAACTGATCTACAATTTCTCGTCTAATAATTTTTATTTCTCTAAATTTTTCATTATTGGCATGTTTTTCATCCCAACTAGAAAATTTTGTGTAAGACAATCTTTCTACATCTTCTAACATAGAGAAGGATTCGTTTGATATCTTATATCCAAGAGTGTTGTGTATATAGTGTACCGGAGTGTTTTTTGCAATATCTATTGGAAGTGTGCGCCTGTCTTTGACTAGTGGCGTCCAACCAGATCTGAAACTATCTGTATTTGAGTCGATATATTTTCCATTCCAAATATACCAATCTTCTTTTACTTTTGCAAGATTTCCTGACGCTCTACCATTGTAACCGTCAAGAGAATTTCCGTCCATACCATCGACATAATGTTTACTCGACGTATCTACAACTTTAATTAATCCCGAAATAGGTCTGTCCGAGCAGTGATAATAAATGTAATCCGGCGCATTGTCTGGAACATCCCAAGTTGTGATTCCGTCTCCTAATCTACTCAAAGACAACCCATCTCTATATTCGTTATTATATAAGTTAGATTTCCAAGAACCTAGTCCATCAGTGGCCAAATAAAATTTTGTGACGTCTGAAAACCAAACATTAAAAATTGATTTATGATTTCTATAAACGATGATTGTTTTATTCATTACTGGTGTTGGATCACTTCTAGTCGATAACATAGTGGCAGTCGGTAAATGATAATCATTTAATGTTAATGTAAATTCCTGATTAAAAACAGATTCATTATACAAACCATTATTCACAAAGTTCCAAGAACTTGTTCCAGATGCCCACTCATATGTTTTATCTACATTTTCTACATAAATGACTTGTCCATCAAAACCTTCTTTTGGAATCTGTTCCAATTGATCAATTCTTTTAAGAGTTTTATATGGTAACACTTCTGGTTTGTATTGTGCGAGTATGGTTTCCTGTACTGTTGTGTCATTTGCGGGCCATTCCGAATAAACATCTTTAATATCGTTTGCCATTAGAATTACCCAAGACATTTTCGGGTCGCCATAATATTTATATGCAAGACTTTCGGGGGTGTCACCACTTACAACTACATAATCAAATACATTTCTATTATTTCTCATATATTTTTTAAGAATATATGCATATGTAAAAATATTTTTTGCATCGACTGGCCGACCCGACAAGTCGATATCATATTGTATATTTCGAATATTATCAAACATATCTTAGTACCCCGCAGCTGCGTCTGATTTGGTGACAAACTGTACTTCTTGGAATGTCAAATTCATTGCAATAACCGAAGGGGCCCCAGTATTTTTAAATTTACCGAAAGAACCATTTCCACCATATGTCACTTCACAGTCCGTTAAAACAGATGGTTTTATTTTGTGCATATATTCTGCCTCTACACCGTTTATAAAATATTGTATCTCAAAATAATTTGGCGGTGTAAAAAAGTTTCCATTACCCCCGACATCGGGCAACATCTGAATTCTAAACCATTTAATTATATCAGCGATATTTGCGCTCTCATCCGAACTGCGCGGCATTATATTATATTGATATTGAAATGATCTATATTCTATACCACGAAATATAACATGTCTATTCGCGGCGGCGAGTGTCATACCCATCGCTTGTGCGGCAACATCAGCACTATCTCCGGCCTGTCCTGCGACCGCCCCGATGGCATTTCCAGCTGCGTCGGCACTAACACCAAGGAAACCCATAATACCAGCGGCTTCAGTGTCTTCCATCCCACTCATACCAATATTTGAGAGGCCTGCAACCAAACTTCCTGCATTCGTTCCCTCATAGTTGGATTTCGAAGAATTGGTTACTGTTTCTGGTATGAAAAGTTTGACATTCCCCTGTGGTTGAAACTCGCCCTCTCCCGCCGCTCCAGAAGACCTACCAGAGGTATAGCCAGGAATACGATTAGAAAATGCCTTAAAAGAAATAAAATCTTGAGACTCGGAAGAACCGTCTACAGCGTCTGCCGGATACGCTGCGGCAAAACCTGCCAATTCTGACATATTTCCTGCAACCGTGCCTTGGCCGGGCGGTCCCGCCTGTTGATTAAGATTTGATTGCTTCCATTGAACATTCATTGGTGGTTTTGCCATAAATAGTTCTCCTAAATAGTTAAATATATTTATAAAGGTTTTTATTAGTTAAAATGCCAAGGTTCACATATAAAGGAAAATATAAACCGATCCACGTCACAAAATATGTTGGAAATGTAAAAAATATCGTTTACCGCTCCATGTGGGAAAGGCGATTTATGAAATATTGCGATGAGAATCCTGATGTCCTTAGTTGGTCGAGCGAAGAGTTAGTTATTCCCTATTTATCACCAATTGACAGAAAATTACACAGATATTTTCCAGATTTTTTAATAAAAGTAAAAAGAGGCGAAAAAACGCAAACAATAGTCATAGAAGTCAAACCAAAAAAAGAAACGAAACCACCAAAGAAAAAGAAAAATATTACTCCCAGATATCTAACTGAAATAAAAACTTATAGCGTAAATGCGGCAAAATGGAAGGCCGCAGAAGCATACTGTTTAGATAGACGCTGGGAATTTAAAATAATAACAGAGGATCATGTAGGAAGATAATGTCAGACTTTACCCCATTACTCAAAAGGCTAGAAGCCCGTGGAATACGCGCAAATACCAATGCGGCCAGAAATTGGTTTCGTACCAAGATAGGCGAAACTCAAATATCAAGAAAATCTCTATTGTCAGATTCGAATAGAAAATTCGGAGGCCTTGAATTAGGTGCAATGTATTGCTATTCATACGATCCTAAGTGGAAACTTAAATTAAAATACTATGATGAATTTCCACTAATTTTTGTCATAGAAAAACTTAGTGACGGATTTGTTGGAATCAATCTACATTATGTCGCACCGCAAAGACGACTGTTCATTATGGAGGCTCTATCAAGAGTTGTATCAGACAAGAGATATGACAAACAAACAAAATTGAAAATTTCTTACAACATATTAAAAAGTTTGTCTAAATATAACATAATCAAACCCTGTTTAAAACGATATCTATATACAAAAGTCAAAGGAAACTTCGTAAAAATAGATGCAAACGAATGGGACATTGCGGTATTCTTGCCGGTACAAAAATTTAAAAAGGCACCCGCCGCCAAAGTTTGGGCAGAAAGTGCAAGGAGTCGTTAATAAATGTCTTTCAATCCATCCATATCAGATTTCGTTTCCCAAATAAGCAAAAAAGGGCTGTTGCACGCCAACAGATATATACTATCCATAGATGCGCCGGAGGCCGTTTTAAACGGTGCTGGGGGTGGGAATGAAGATATGCAATATAGAGTTGCAGATTTTACATTGCCGGGGAAATCCGTTTCTACCGTTGAAACTAAAATATATGGTCCAGTTAGACAGGCACCATATGCAATGACGTATGATCAAGCAACATTCAGTCTATTATTAAGCGAAGGTCTCTGGGAAAGAGAATATTTTGAAAGGTGGATGAATTTAATTGTAGATTATGAATCACATAAAGTTGAATATGCAAATAAGTATTTGGGTAAAATGACTCTATCTGTCTACAACGCAGGCGGAACATTGACACAGGCATACAATTTTGTCGATGCGTTTCCACTCTCATTGGGCGATGTTGCGTTTGCATATTCAAACGAAGAACCTGCCACCTGCCAAATCACAATATCTTATCTAAAATATATTTCTAGCATGACACATGAAAACGCTGCTCGAAGTTCGTCAGATGTTGCCGATTTGGCACAATCAGCACTTACAGATCCAGACACGACGGCGGCATTATCTGCTGGGTTCCAAGGAGCCAAGAAAGCCTCAGACAGGGCCGTGAAAAAACTAGAAAATGCGGTCGGAAAAACAAGAGAATTTGCCGAGGCCGGCCGAGACCGATTTGGACGTAGTGTTGAACAGGCCACTGATGCGCGTGTGAAAAATGCACTAAATAGTGCAGGAAAAGCAAAGGAAAGAGCCCGTCAGTTTGGACGTTCGTTTGGAAATCCTTTCGGATTTTAATTTTGAATAATTTATGAGGAAAAATTATGTTACCAAGAATTGATACACCAACATATGAAATTACATTACCATCTACAGGTAAAAAAACAAGATTTAGGCCGTTTTTAGTAAAAGAAGAAAAAATTCTTCTAATGGCACAGCAAGGAGAAGATTTAGACGAAAAAATAAATGCAATTAAACAAATTATCAGAAATTGTTTAATTGAAGATATTGATATAGACGCACTGGCAACATTCGATATCGAATATTTGTTTGTCAACTTGAGATCAAAATCAGTAGGAAATATTATCAACTTAACATATAAAAGAAAAGAGTGTCCAAACAAAGACGATGGCGCAGGGGATTGTGACTTGCCTTTTACGATGGATCTGGAAAATGTTAAAGTAGAAGAAACTGATCAGGGTCATAATACCAATGTTCAAATAACCGATAGAATTTCTATTGTAATGAAATATCCAGATTTTAATGTGCTGAATAAAATTCTATTATCTGAAAATTATGATGATATCGTAGAAGTTATCGCAACATGTATTGAATATATAACCGAAGATAATGAGGTACTAAATGCGAGCGACTACACTATAGAAGAGATTATAGAATTTATTGAAAACTTGACACAAACCCAATTCGCATCAATAAATGATTTTTTTGAAACTATGCCAGAAACAAACTGTGTAGTTAATATACGATGCAGACAATGCGAGTTTAAAAAAGAAATGAAAGTGAGTGGTGTGGCTGATTTTTTTTCCTAACTTTAAATCATGAATCCCTAGTTAGTTTGTATAGGAACAATTTCGCACTAATGCAACACCATAAATATAGTTTAAGTGAGTTGGAAAATATGATTCCGTGGGAACGGGAAGTATATTTAAATTTATTGGTTGGTTATATAAAAGAAGAAGAACAAAGACGAGCACAAAATCAATAAAGGACCATAAAAAATGGCACCAAAAAATTTAGAAGAAAATAGCAAGTACGCATACCTCGACAAAGACGGGGATGGAACGGTCAGTGATGAGGAAATGGCAATGGAAAGACAGATGATTGAATTAGAAGATCTACGCAGTGATATGGAAAATGAAGATAAAAAACAAGACGCACAAAGGGCGATGGCCTGGTTTGCATTATTTGGAATGCTCTTATATCCGTTCGCAGTCGTAATTGCAGTGTTTATTGGGTTAGACAAGGCCGCCAGTATTCTGGGAGATATGGCACCAACATATTTCGTATCAGTCGCGGCAATCGTTGCTGCGTTCTACGCAAAAGAAGTAATGGTAAAAAAATAAATGGCAGATCTCGAATCAGTAACCGCAACACTACAAAGACAAAATGAAGAGGCACTGGCGGCATCGTTAGAAAACGCAAGCGCCGTGTTGCAATCAGCTGGGGCGAGGACTGCATTTGAAGAACTAACAAATATCATCGAAAGTCAAGAAGAAAAAACTGTCGATGAATATAAGAAAACCCAACAACGTGTCGCGGCACTACAAAAGTCTATCAAAAATCTCGAAGGATTGTCAAGAGCAGAAAGCGCAGCACTTACCCAAACCATGAAAGACGCGCAAAATAGTCTTAATCAAAATGCAAACTTTAAGGCGACTGTTGGAAATGTAGTCAAGGATAGTGCTAAAGGTGCCGCTGCGGGTTTAGGAAATCTAGTAAGTGGTGCTCTGTCTCAGAGTCCGATTCTTGCATTTGGGGCAGGTTTTATAAGCGAAAGAGTTTCACAATTCAAAGAACGTAAGGCGGCGCAAAAGGCCGAAGAAGAAGAACGAAACGACAGACTTGCCGCCGAAGAACAAAAAGAACAAAAAGAAATGGGTCTTTTGCGCGAAACCATTTCGAATGAAGATGCAGTACGGGCCTCAAATAAAAATATGGAAGAAATCCAACGGGATGCCGCCATGCAGGGGGTATCTGAACAAGAATTGATAGATCAAGAAAAAGACCGAATTATCAGAAGGGCACAGGCAGATAAAGACGCAGCAGATAAAGAAGAAGCCGCTCGTAAAAATTTAGAAAAGATAGCGGAAAGATATGGAATATCTATATCCGATGAAGAAAATTCACAACCCGCACCTAGTCCTGCACCCCAAAATAATATAACAACAGAACCTAATCAAGATATACCAACCACTTCTGAAGAATCTGAAACTTCTGCCGAAGCGCCTACCAGAAGAGGTCGTGGTCCAGATTTGCAACCAAGGGCGAGACGTGATACCGGCGGAAATGAAAACATTTCAACGCAAACAGAAAGCACGGCCGACACAGTACAACCACAAGGCGATCTCGCATCAGAACCCACAGTATCACAACTCACCGACACACAACTAGAATTTCAACCTTTCCTCGAAAAAATTTATGATGAGATGGTATGGCAAAGAGAAAATGCAGACAACCCCAATTCTTTAGAAATCGAAGAAGCAAGAGAATTGCGTCGAGAAAGAAAGAAGAGACTTGATATCGAAAGGGCCCAACTTAAAGCCATGCAAGAAGGTGACGGCAGCGGCAGCGGAACGGGCGGCGGCGGTAATGAAGGTGGAATACTAGATACTCTTGGAGATATGGGTGGTTTGGTAGGCCTTGCGGGAGGTGGTGCCGGACTTCTAGGAATGTTTGGATTGGGAAAAAATGGATTCTTAACAAAAGGATTAAAAAGCGTCACTGGTAAATTTGGTAAGTTCGGTGGAAAGATTGGAAAACTAGGTGCAGTAGTTGCAGGGGCGGGTGCAGCCATTGGTGGATTATCAACTCTTTTCCCAGATTTGAAATTCCCCAAATTTAATACACCAGATGTACCAGATGTCAATGCCAATGTCAATGCCAATGAAATGGATGGCGATGGTAAAAGAACTGGCGGCACTCAAGATAACATAGAGGCACCGAAAGGTACTGATACAGGGAAGTTACAAACCGATGCAAACATAAAGGCAAATACCGGCGAAATGGATGGTGATGGTAAAAGAACTGGCGGCACTCAAGATAATATAGAGGCACCAAAAGGTACTGATACAGGGAAGTTACAAACCGATGCAAACATAAAGGCAAATACCGGCGAAATGGATGGCGATGGTAAAAGAACTGGTGGTAGTCAAGATAACATAGAGGCACCGAAAGGTACTGATATACAGAAGTTACAAGCCGATGTAGATAAAAAGGCAAATATTGGTGAATTTGACGGTGATGGTAAAAGAACTGGTGGTAGTCAAGATAACATAGAGGCACCGAAAGGTACTGATACAGGGAAGTTACAAATACAAGAAAATGTAAGACTTGAAAAAGAACGTGTTGAAAAACTGAAAAGGGCGCAGGCAGAAGGTGAGGCACGGAAGGCCGTGGCAGATAAAAAATTAAATAATGCAAAAAATGCAGCAAGAGAAGCAGAGGTGGATGCAGTAAAGAAGGCCAAGGCTAAGAGATTGGCACTAGACCAAGAAAAACTCACTTCTCAAATGCAGACAGATGCAGATGCAGAACTCAAAAGAGTTGAGGCAGAAGCAGAAAAGAAAAGAGTGGCCGCAGAGGCAGAGGCTCAAAAGATTCGAGATGCGGAAACTGCCGAAGCGGAAAGAAAACAACTTCAAGCAGAAGCAGATGCTGAGAAAAAACGCATTGATTTAGAAAATGCTGAGAAAAAACGTATTGAATTGGAAACGAAAAAAGAAGTCGAAAGATTCAACAAAAAGAATAATGTTATAGATTTTCCAGATGCAAAACCTATAAGTGTACCAGTACCCGATAATGCAAACATAAAACCAAATACAAACATGCCTGTGAAGAAACCGCCGGCGGCGGCTGTACCCAGAGGCAGAACCACAGGCGGTGGACTTGCCAAGGCGAAAGATATGATAGGGGCCAAAACTGCTGGCGCTGTTGGAGCCATCTCCGAAGTCATAAAAGTTCCGGATGCGGCCAAGAGTGTTATGGCAACAGGAAAAGATATCGCACAAAAGAAAATGAAAGGTATTTTGGGGAAAAACTTTACTAAGATGGCAACAAAGTTAGTGCCTGGACTTGGAATCCTTACAGGCCTAGGGTTTGCCGCTAGCAGACTTTGGGATGGAGATTATGCTGGTGCCGCTGCAGAAGGTGTTGGAGTATTTTTACCTAGCGTATCAGGAGCAGGTATTGACGTTGCACTAATGGCAAGAGATTCATATAATGATTATTATAAAACGCCAGGCAATGACTTTCCGTTAGATGATGATCTTGCAAATAATCCTGAGCAAGCACAGGCACGACTCGATGAAATTACTGCAATGGCCAAAGATATGATTTTAGGTGCAGAGAAACAAGTACAGGACTTTAACGCAGAAGAATACAAAAGACAAGTCGCAGAACTAGAAGGTCAAATTGCGGCAGATACAGAAATTGCAGAAAACAAAGACTTTGCGTGGTATGAAAGTAACAAACCACGACAGGCAAGAAGAAGAATCGAACAGAATGAGAAAAAACTGGAAGAACTGAAAAAAACCAATCCAGCGGCAACAATGTCGCCTGTTCCTTCACAATCGCCCGACAGGGGAGATGGAATGTCATCCACACTGCCGTCAAAACCTACGGTCGCGCCAGTAGATGAAACCTCTAACATATCGGAGGCAAGACAAAGAGATTTGGATCTCTTTGATGCAGATGGTGATGGAAAATTAAATAAGTATGAAAGAAGACAAAGAAAACTAGCAAGACAAACCGGAGCACAAAATGTAAGTGGTAGTGCCTCAATTCAAGCGAAAAACGAAGTCGCAAACATGATGGGGAAAAATGCATTAGACAGTTCTGCGGGGGCAGTTACAAAGAATGTTGTTGTTGCACCCACTTCAAATAGTACTGTTGTAAATAATAGTTCAGTACAACAACTTGGAAAAAATAGGGCACAAGTAAGAAACCCCGACCAAACTGCTAATAATGTCGGGGCTGGTGTGGGTAGTTTTTAATTCATATTTGTTGGAGAATACTGTTCCCCATTATATGCAGGATAAGTATTCTTCTCAACTCCCGCATTACAACCTAAAACAACTACTGCCAGAAATAGACACGAATACAAGGTCACACGTTTTAACCACACCATAAACCCATCAAAATTAATTTCTGCTTGTTTCTGCGCCTGCTCTCTTATTTCATTACTCATTTTTTGAAATCTTCTCTAATTTCAGTCAATTCCATCATAAGTTTTTTCGACTCGGCATAATATCCTTGTCGTGACAATTCTGCAGCTGCGCGGGCGTACCCCACTGCAAGAAAGAATCTTTCAAACCCCTTCCAGAATGTCGAAAAGATATTGGTTTTAAATGCGGGACTTTCTCCGACTGTTTCCATATAAGTTTGTGCCATTATACCCAACCTCTTAAATTGGTATTGTGATTGGGGTGACGAACTGGCGATGCACCGAATTGTGTCTTACGTGCCATGTCCAACAAAACCATGTCATAACCTTCCTGACCTAAACGTCTGATATCGCCTCTGGTGATACCAATGTCTTGCAGATCATGTGCAGACAGTTTGCTGAGTTCGTTAATTGTGTCTCTGCGAGCCTTTCTGGCCGCTGCGCGGGATGACCATTCCCGATATAGGTCGATTGTTACTTGCAACATACGTTTTCCTTCCGAATATGTGTGTGTATTACATTTTTATTTAGTGAGAAATGTCCAAAAAACACCCTGCTTACATGTCATTGTCGGTATGCGTTTTTTGCATAACTCGGTGGTAGAATTGGAAAAGGACGCCCTATGGGGCGTCCTTCGTTTCATTTTACGTTTCATATTTTGAAACGATTAATCCAAATATTATGTTTCTTCTGCCAACCGTGAAAAGTATGACAAATCATCTTCGTCATCGTTAGATGACACTGGCTCTGGCGTAGGACTTTCTTTAAAAGAAGGTTTACTAAATGCAGGTGGCGCTGCGGGTGGTGCTTCGCGCACGTCATAGTCTGCATTAGTAGATGGGGCGGTTACACCCAAAACGCGATCAAGCCGTTCCTTGAGTTGCTCATAGGTTTTAAAGTTGTTTGGATTTACAAACTCTTCCAATGAATGTTGTTGTCCATAAATTCCTTCTAATACGGAATCATCATCCGACAAAGCGCTTGTTTTGTCAAACTCAGATTTATCATAGTTGCCATAACCATCGACAGTACGATATTTGAGTTTAAAGTTTGCACCATTCCAAAAATCAAATGGATTGATTGGCTCCTCATCTTCAAACTGTGGACGCATAATGTCGTTCAGTTTATCGAAGATTTTTTTACCAAACGAATAAAGGAATACCTTACCATCGTTATCTGAGTTTGCGGGATCTTTGACAACATAAATGTTTGCAATATATTTCAATTTACGTTTACGATCCCGAGCGAGATTCTGGTTATCTTGCGAACCAGTACCCCACAGTTCACCATTACTTTCACAAACCGGACATGGTTTGCCAATAGTGGTTGGGCAGTTATCAATTAACCAACCGCCTGGGCCTTTGAAACCGTGATTGAAAACACGGACCCACGGCAAATCTTCACCTTCTGTTGGAGGCAGAAACCGAATAACCGCATAACTGTTGCCAGTTTTGTCGATAGTGGGTTTCCACATACGATCATCTTGTGATGATGAATTAGATTGTGGGGATTGTGTTTTCTCCAACTCTTCAGCCAGACGGGTGAAGTTGTTGCGATTCTTTTTGAGTGTTGCAAAAGACATAATGTCCTCCTTTATATGCGTTATATGTTTTGTATCTTGTTTTTTCAGTATACACTATATCTGCGTGTGTGTCAATAAGCAAACTAAATAAATTTGCCATAATTATCATAATAATCCTCAATCAAAAGGGACTTAACGACCCCAACATAATATTCAACATCCACCGTCAGAAACGATGAATAATCTTTTACCTTCTTTATATAAATTGGCCAATAAGTAGTATCATTGATTCTCACATTATCGACAAAATTAAATATCATATTAAATATGACTAAAGTTTCAAAACAGATTTCTCCATTTTTTTCCATCTGCACTATCAATGGGTAGTCGCCCTCTATAGATCTAAAAAGATCATTGAATTCTATTCCCCTTTCAGTACCCATCATAAACAATTTTTCGCTATCATTTGTAAAGAGATACTTTATACTATGCAGTCTCTTTTTCCAGTTTTTGTAAATATCTTGCGTTTCTTTATCCAAAAGATTTTTTGTCCACATGAATTCGTTTCTGGACACTGCAAGATTTCCACTTTCAGTGACATTCAAAAATACCGATAAAAGAAATTCTTCGAGAGACTTTTTATCATATCGCCTAGACAGTTCTTCAAAAGTTCTCTTGTCTTTGCGATTCTGATACGATTCCATTTTTACCCTAGAACCACCTTTATATTTGGTATAGTCATATTCTTTACTAAAATGATTTCTCATTCCAAGGTAAATCTTAAAGGCTTCAAAGTCATCTATTTTTCTACTGGACATGTATCTCATAGGGGTAATTTTTCAGTTGACTTTCTTACTAAATTAAGACCCTCCGCTTCATATTTAATTTTTTCCTTTATGAATGAACTCAACAATGGCGTTACATTCTCAATTTCCAAATTATTCTCTTCGCACAAATGAGTAATAGATTCGATATATGACATTCGCATATCGGAAACTGTATTTTCAATATCAGTACAAAATTCTTTTGAACTTTTTAATTTTAACATTCTAATTCCTTTTCAATTTACGTTGTAGCGTATATTTAAACATTATACGCTACAGCGCAATTTTTGTCAATACCTTTTATTCAGATTTCCAAATCGTCCAACCGCCGTAAAAGATTGCAACCCATGCAGCAAGTTTAACAAAAGGCGTACCGAATAAAATTAGAACTCCAATAAGAACTAATAACGCTCCATCCCAAGAAGTGCGTTCATCTTTTCTAGTCAAGATCCAATTTTTAAGTTTAGGTATCATTTTTTACTCCAAATTCCCCAAAGAATCCAAATTGCGACTAACCCCATCAGGCCTTCGCTTCCGAGTGTGCCTAACATTGCTGCAACATTAGTTACTACACTTGTTTCTGGGAAAAAAGGGATGGAACCCAATCCTAGTACTTCGACTACGATCATTAGCGCCGCGAGACTAATACCCAGTTCCGCGAGCCCTGCGGCCCATCCCTTTACTTTGTTAATAATTTCCATATTTTCTCCTTTCTGTTAAGTTTCTTTTAAAAAAATAATCGTTACTTAGTAAGTCGTGTTAGTATTTTCCGAAAAAGTTCTATTTGCCCTAGAGGCCGCAGTGGGGTTATTATTTGTCCCACGGTTATCAATAACGGAGGGGAGGCCTCCACCTATTGATTTTACCGCGGCTTTCGCAGGGTCAAACCGAAATTGATTAAATTTACCATGAATATTTTGAACAGTGGCAGTAACCGTCACATCGATAGGATTGTTATTAAACTGTTGTGGAAACACAAAGTGCATTGACTGATCAGATGTGATATTTACTTTTTGTTCGAAGGTAATGTCACCCAAATGATGGCCGCAGACAAATTTCATAGAAACATTTTCATATTCATCTTGGTTCCAGTTAGCAATTTCGGTTAGGCCAGACAACAAACCATTCGTCGTCGACTCCGTTTCTACATCGTGATTTAACCCCGGCGCAAAGGAATTTTTGTTTTCGTAAATTTCAATTGTAGCAGTCGGGTCACCTTTTACGAGCGCACCAACAAAAATAATCTTTATGTACTGAGTTTCCGTTGTTTTGTTTGTATAATATATAGTGTCGTCCATGTTTTCTAGAAGAAGATCTGGTTGACTTTCATCACTAAAGTCTATCACGCAACCCACCGTGTCACCCGAAGACACAACCGTTTTTATCTTTATTGATTTTGATTGTCCCGAAAAAACTTCAATGAGGGGTACTGTATGACCGTTTTTTACGGGAATATCAAAATCATATAATGTATATAACTTTCCGACGGTTTCACCTTCTGGGCCGAGCTCGCCCGCGCTGTTTATATGTGCCCCATCGGGAATTTCTGTTTGCTGTGGGGAAGGCCGATTATTATTTTTATAAGTACCAAGCCACAAAGATCCGACATTTCCAAAATTTGGATCGCGATCTTTTGTCCAAGGTTCATACCACATTGCCAACCTCGAGGCGACCTGCATGGACAATCTAGGGCTTATAAATTTTCTAACTTTCATCTGATTTCCTAAAACTGATTTTTATATTCTTCTACCATACCGATCAATTCAACAATGTGGTTGTCGCGTTTCGATGTGAACACTTCGGGTTCATCTTTATCTTTTATCGCAGCGATAATCACTAGACTATTTATAGGCATTTGATAACGCTCTTCAAACATAACTGCATATCCAGCCGCTTGTCTAAAATATTTTTCTAACTTACCATATTTATCACCAATCATACTTTGACGTGAAGTCTTGAAATCAATGATGGAAAGTTTATTGTCAAATTCACCAACTACATCAACAGTACCCGCGAGTCCTAAGTGATCCGAATAAAGTGGTTTTTCCTGTGCGTATATATTATTAACTCTTTCATCAAGAGTCGGTTTTATCTTCAGAAAAGTTTCTATGTCATATGGCATAGTCTTTTCATTTTTCCATTCAATGTTATTTAGGTGATCTTCAGCCATTTGGTGGACGCTCGTTCCACTTCTTGCGGCCTGAGTTGAAATTTTGTTTGCTTCTGCCTCACCTACACGTTTTCGCCATTCCATAATACCTTTTTTAGAAAACCAACCCAATACAGTCGTGATAGAGGGATACTTACCACCATCCGGTGTAAGATAAAATCGTTTGCCGTTTTCTTGTATTCTACTAAGTGAATGTGTCGGTAGGTCGACACCCATATGATTAAACATTATTTATCCTATTTTGTTTTCAAAAATCATTAATTCTTTGCCAGATCCAGTTCCATCAGATTTAATTCCATATTCTGAATTTGTTCTATTAAATATTTTATAGTTTTCAAAATGGGGAATAAATTTTTCCAGTACCAATTCTGGATGTGGACAGATACAAGTATAACTAAGTTCTGGTCGATCATGTTCCGTATATGACCATTGTACAGATTCAAATTTAAAATCTCCGCCAGCACCAGCCGTGTGTCGATATGGTAAATTGAAAATCTTTCCATCACCATTAAATATAGCCAGAATTATATTACCGCCGGTTTTAGTGATATCTATCATTTTGTCAAAAAACTTCAAAACTCTGTATAATGATTTTTGATGTGAATATCCTAACCAGAAATTTGTAACCAAATCAAATCTATCAGTAGTATCCCAAGTCAGCACATCCCCATTTATCATAGACACTCTGCTATCTTTGCAACGCGAAGTCATTGTTTCAGACAAATCAATACCAGTACGTTCAAAATTCCCAATGGCGTGAGAAAGATGATAACCAGTTCCACATGCAACATCGCACCAAAGCTTTCCATTATTTTTCTCTATGGTTCTTAATTCGAAAATAGTATCTCCTGACCATAATGATTCATTATATCTATTTTCATAAAGTGCCGAATAATCTTTATCGTCATACGGATTGGCCATGTGTGTTATACCTTCTGTTTGAATTAGTATAACACACATGAGGTAGGTTGTCAATAAGCTTTGCAAAATTACTTATTATTTATGCAATTCCCAGTTCTAGTTTATTGATTATATAATCCTTAACTAAGGCACTACGAACAATATCTTCCTTGCCAAATTCTATAAACGAAAAATCTTGCATGTTTTTGATAATTTTCATAAACTCCAAAATACCATTTTTTTCGTCTTTAATTTTAAAGTCAGACTGTCTAAAATCACCACAAAAAATCAACAAACAATTATCACCACATCGAGTTATGACAGAATCTAATTCGTGAAAATTCATATTCTGACACTCATCAACAACTAGGATGCTGTCATAAAAAGTTCTACCTCTTATGAATGACGTCGAGCTAAAATTTATAAGATTGTTTTTTCTTAAATTGTCGTATGCTGTTCCACATTCCATCAATTCATTTGTAATAGATTTATATGGTGTTTCATATGCCTCTATTTTTTGTTTTTCGGAGCCAGGCAAAAACCCCATATCCCTTGTCGGAACTACACTTCTGATTATCTGAATTTCTCTATACATAGATTTTGGCATAGTCAATTCTTTAAGAGCCAGATATAGAGAAATGAATGTTTTGCCTGTGCCTGCTACCCCATGTAAAAACAAATGGTTTCCGTCTCTAAATGAATCGAAAACATCTTCTTGGGATGCAGTAATAGGCAATATTTCTTTTATGTATGTACTTCTATTATCTATTCCAATAAATTTTCTGTTGCTTCTTTTTAATCTTTTAGACTTTCTACTCACTATTGTCTCCTCAGTTGTTAGGGGGAAAAGTGTTTTCAGTCTATGCCTCAGTACGAACCAATCTCTGTTGTCAATTTTCGGTCACCTTTTGCGGTAGGGTGTGCATGATCAATTTTATCTAATACTCTTTCTTTAAATTCCAATGGAACTTTTGTTACACCCAAACGAACAGGATCGCCAAGATTCAACTTGGTGAAAATTTGTTTTAGGTTGCAATTTTCTGAAGAGTTACATTCTGCTCGCGAGCCATTTCTTTCGAAATCTTCGCGTTCAGAAATTTTACATGAATGTTCAAATTCATGGTTACATTTTGTACATCTGAATGTATACAGTGGCATTGTTTTACCTCATGTTATATAAAGATGTTGGGGCATAAAAATAATATTCAATTATACTTTTCCGTTTGTGATTTTTCAATCTCGAAATTCATAACCATACTAATATATATTTTTATGCGTGCTCCAACATCCCTGTTTTGTGTTATTTAATCTTTTTTAGAAACAAAAGAATACATTTCTTTTGCCTTTTCCATTAAGTCCGAAATACTATACATTTCATATGCCTTTTCAACATCGTCAACACTTTTTTTACCTTGTTCATAAAGGTCGTTCATTAACTGAATATTCATCTGATGTTGCTGGTCCATATAGTCTTTTGCTAGGCCAAGCATATCTGCTCTTATCTCAAAGGGATTTTTATTATTACTCATTTTATTTCTCCTGTGTGTTTGTGTGGTTAGTCATGTTCGCCGGTATTGCGGCGGCCATTGTATCCATCGATCTTATTGAAGATTTTAGGATTTCTTTTTGCGGTATCGAATGTACCGACCGTAATAACAATCGCCGCAAGTAAAAGAGTATGCGCGATTGCATTA